TCGTTGCTGCCTTCCTCGTAGCCCTTGGCGTAGTACACCTTGGACAGGTTCGGGTTGGCCTTGATGATGACCAGCTCAAGGGACGAGGCCGGGTCACCCTCGGAGTTGGTGACCAGCTCACGCGAGTCGCCATCACAGATGTGCCACACCTTGCCCTTGTACGAGATGACCGGGAAGCCGCCAGCCCCCACGCCGCCCGTCAGGTCGTTGTTGGTCGCAGACAGCGCAGCGATATGCGCCGGGAGGTTTACCGTACCCTCAAACGGAATCAACTTGCTCATGCACTTCTCCGCACATTGATGACTACTTCTTCCCGCCAGTTGAGCCCCGGCGGCAGGTCGCCGTTGGCGTCCTTAAACTGCTCGACAGCCGACTTGCTCACACGCTTCTCGAGCATGTGCCACATGTCGTTGTCCTGAATGAACCTTAGCACCGCTTCCCAGTCAGCAACACCAGCGGACGTACGGGTTTGCTTGTACGCCGTGCCAGCCTTCGTCCGCATGGACTCGATACCGGATTCCTGAAACTCTGCCAGCAGAGCCGCTTCGATCTTGTCGAGAACGGAGTCCAGCTTGGCAATCTTTGCGTCAGCAGCCGCCTTGACCTTGGCCTTGGCGTCCCTCAGCTCGATATACTTGTTAACCAACTCTTCCATAACGTACCCTCGCCGTTAGCTAGTTGTAAATGTACGCCCCGCCGAATTAGGTGTCAAGCACTTAACTCGAACGAACCATCTCCAGCAGCAAGCCCTGCAGTTTCTGCCTGTCGCGCAAGCGCGAATACAGCCTCCGCTCGACCTCGGAGCCCTCGATGTTCACCACGAACTGCGTATGCTTTTGTCCGGGTCGAGTGACTCGTGCATTAGCTTGTTCGTAAATCTCGTTGCTCGTGACCGGCGCGAACCACACGACAGTGTTCGCTGCGGTGAGCGTCAGACCATGCGACATCGCAGCTGGCTGCGCCACGAGCACCCGTGGCGATGACTCGTGCTGGAACGCATGGAATATGCGGTCGCGCTCAGACTTGCTGGTGTCGCCGCTAATCATCTCCACCGTGAAATCCGAAGCTAGCTGTGCCGCGACATACCGCAACACACCCTTGAACGGCACGAACACGATGGTCTTGGTTCCGGCTTCCTCCACGATTTCCCGCACGACCTCGATGCGAGGCTTGGCAGGAAGGTGGATATCTTGGTCATCCCCGTACACCACGCCGCAGGCAATCTGCAGCAGCTTCTGCATCTTCACGGCCTCGTTGACTGCAAGCACTTGGTCTCCCTGGTACTCCATGGCGAGACGCGCCAACATATTCTTGTAGGCAGTCTTTTGCTCCGGCGTCATCTCGACATGCCGCTCCGCCCATATGCACGGCGGCAAGTCGACGCAATCGTCACGACTGAATCTAATGGACGGTTGCATGGCGTTATGTACCAGCTCGGGTGCGCTATCGCGTGGAACCCACTTGAACTGGCTAAGTTGTTTCATCACGGAGTCGCGCCACTGACCGTAGTACTTCGGTACACGCTCGGGGCAGAGCAGGCGGCACTGAGCCCACGCATCGGTCGGGGCGTTGGGCGTCGGCGTACCGGTCAGGCCCCACACACGCTCCCGTCCTGCAATGATGTTGCGGAGAGCCTTCCAACGGCCCGTGCCTGCATTGCGGAACGAAGCTATCTCGTCCACGACTACCAAGTCGATGTCGCTCTTGGCGAGGATTTCTTTCTCGATGACTTTGATGCCATCGTGGTTGATGAGATAGATGTCCGCTTCGCTGTTCAACATCTTTATGCGTCTGTCCTTCGTGCCGTAGATAACAGCGAAGTTCAGGTGCGGGAAGTGACGAAATACTTCGTCACCCCAAGTGCGCTCAAGCGTAGACAGCGGCGAGATGATGAGTGCCTTGTTCGCCAGTCCCTGCGACTTGAGATAGTCGTAGGCCCACAGCGTGGAGAGCGTCTTGCCCGTACCCATGTCATTCAGGCAGAAGGCGCGCTTGTGCATCGTAAAAAACTCAGCGGTCTCGCGCTGCGCGTCGAAGGGCTTGTACTGCCCTGACCACTGGTAGTAGTGCTTAATGGGACTGGGTGCGTCGAAGCCAAGGTTGCGCAGCAGCTTGGTCTCGTCGATGCGATGCGGGACTGCCACCAGCTCGCGTCCCTTGTACAGGAACTTCTTGGCAGTCGGGATGATTGTCGTGACTTTGTCAGGATTGTTCAGGTTGAGAACAATCTTCTTGGTCTGTGTGTGAATCAGCATGTCATTCTCAAGTACGTTTCCAGTGTCTCAAGAAACTCCCCGTCGATGTCTTCGCGAGGCAGCTCGATGCGATGTAATTGCTGGTCAGCAGAAATGAAGTAGAGCCACGGGACGAAAGTCTCCGCGCTGTAGTGAACTCCATACCTGAGGATGCGGAACCGTCCAAGCAGCTGTGCCACTTGTCGGTCACCCCATGCCTCATCAACCCAAGGCGGCAACATTCATGCTCCGATAGGTTTGCGGCGCGAAGGGTAATTCCTTCGCGCTACAGGAGTGAATATACGCCCGAGTTCTAGACGTTCAAGCTCTCGAGCAAACTTCGTACGACGCTAACATCCGACGCGACAACCACACATCCTTGTGAGCGTGCGATGCCATCTAGCTGCCGCTGCTGCCCCGGCGTCACCGTGTTCTCCTTGCCGGGAGCCTTGCACTCGATGCCGACGAAGCGACCTCGATAGCACACGATGAAGTCGGGAATTCCCATCACACCCATGCCGTTCTGCACTGGCATGTACCACCAACAGCCGGTGGTCTTGAGGTAGTCCTTAATCTTTGCCTTGACGCGACCTTCCGGTGTCACGTTCCGCAGTGCTCACACAACTTCTTGCCAACCGGACACCACTTGGCACACAGGCCCGACGGCTTTGCCGGAAACTTCTTTTGTTCGTAAGCGATGTTCAGTCGTTCGACCCTGGGCGCGAACTCCTGCCAAATCGTGGGAATATCTTCTCGAGTGAAGGTCTCGGCAGTCACCTCACTGGTCTTGAGCCACACAAAGGCATTCACGACCGTATGAACGTGGGGCTTGTGAGCCATGACCATGGCGGCAGACAGACGGAGCTGTGCGCTGTCAGGCTGCGGCTTGCCCGTCTTCCAGTCGCCGACGAACAGCTTGCCGTTCTTCTCGACGGTTACGTCGGTGATGCCCCGTACCCACACATCTTTGGCAAAGAACGTGGTGGGCCGCAGGTTGGTGTTCAAAGCCATCTTGCTCTCGGCTTCGACGCGACCGCCCTTACTGGTGATGGACTCCACCAACGGCTCCCACTGGCGCATGCTCTCGGGCAGGGCCATGCGCTGCGTCAGGCGCAACTCCAAGGCCTTATGCACGGCGTTGCCCCAAGTCGTGGCGTCCGTCGGAGGTTCCTTAACCTCTTTGGACACCTTCGTCAGGTAGTAGCGACGCGGGCAAGTCTCGAACGCAGTCAGTGCGCTGTACGACCACGCAGGCTTAGTCATAAGTGCGCTCCAACTGGTGTGCGTACCACGCCGCCTTGAGGCTGTCCTCGCGACCGCAGTCATCCCGCTTGAAGTTGGCGCGGGACAGGTACTTGATGATGTTGCCTTTCAGGTAGCCCCGCAGCTCCTCGGTGGTGAGCTTGGCGCGTAGGTACTCGAAGGTCTCGATGCCCCCCACGGTGTAGTGGGTGGGGTGGTTGACGGCGTCCGCCAACGTCTCGGGAAATAGGTCTAGCTGCTCCATGAGCCCTCCTAACAGAGACGTTAGACTTGCTAACGTCTTCTGTCAAGAGGCAACGCTCACGTTCGCTTGCGAGCGTCCTTCAGGTTCTTGTCGAGGGTCTTGTCGACCTGCTCCCAAAACTCGCCGGACGCAGTGTTGCGCTCCTTCCACGACAAGTTTCCCTTGCCCTTGATGTAGTCGACCCTGGCCTTGGCCCAACGCGCCCGTAATTCGTCCGTGACACGCTTCCTGTCCTTGGTGTTGGACAGCGGCCCCTTGGTCAGTTCGTGCAACTCCAGTGCCTTGGCAAAGCGAGCCCGACGCTCCCGCATAAGGTCGCGCTGGTAGTCCGCTCGCTTCAAGGTCGGGATGAGCTTGCGCTTCGACTCGATGAGCTTGACGAGATTCTCGAACGCCTCGCGGCTCTCGAGGCCAACGTCAATCATCGCGTTCAGGCACTTGAGCTTGCCGTCGAACGCCATCGGGTACATGTCCCAGTTCTCGACGACTTCAGTAATCTCGTTGATGAGCTTGGTGTAGTTCTCGCTCTGAATAAGGAAATTGACAGCTTCCACGACAGCCTGCTTGTCCATTGTTGCTTACCAAGAATTCATCGTGTGTACACTTTAGCGTTTTAGTGAGCATGTTTCTAGTCCCATGAATCCGAAGTAACTATGAAGTTACTTGTCAAGCCGTCAGGTCACACAAGGCAGGGAACGAGTGGTGCTCCGCTGCCTTAGGCCTGCTTATCCATTGCTAACATCTTTAGACCTCCGGTTCTTGGGCACGCCGTGGCGCCCGTCGTTGAACCCCCTCATGTAGCCGACCTTGAAGGCCGACCGCTGCTTCTCCCGCACCATGTGATGCGGATGCCCTCGGGGGATTGGGGGCATCAACTCGTTGAGAATCTCCAACAGCCTTTTTGTCACGGCTCTTCCTCATGAACGGATGCACGGCTGCACTCCGCTTCCACGGATGTGAAAACGGTTTGGGAATGCTGCGGTAGTTGCTCACTCCTTACCCCTCGCACGGATGGCTGCGGCACACCCCGTCAACAGCGCGCCGCAAAACGACTGCATTTGTGGGTCTCCCGCCAGTCCCTTCAGGTCAACGCCTCGCTCCAAAAACCGCGCACACTCCTCGCGCTCATGGGCAGCGGCAGCGTGGATGGCGTCCACACAAACTGAACGGATGGCATCGCGCAGCAGCGGGTCAGTCACAGTCATGTTGGCGTTGATGATTTCGTCGATGTTCATGCTCCCCCCTCGTTGTGAGCGACAAGATGCGTTAGCCACTTTTCCGCATCTTCTTCAGCGGCGTCCTCGCTCATGTCGTAGTTCTCGACGTTGTTGTGGACAAGCAATATCTTGAACTCGCTACGCAAGATGGAGTTCTCGCGCTTGAGCCGTTGGTTCTCGTTCATCAACTCGACATGGTCTTCGACCAAGCAGTCGGCAATCTTGTCCACCATGCTCATCGCTGCGCCACATCCAGCTTGCGCAGACGTTGG